CTTACAATTTTCACAGACTACTCCGGATGTTTGTTCAAATTTAACTCCTGCTAGGGGATTATGTTCCATTTTTATTCATTTAAATTATTGCATGAACTGACTGTAATCAATTTCTTCTTTCTTTTTTTCTCCTACTGAAAAGATTACTGACTCTGTGGTAAGAATAGTACCGGCTACGCTAGCTGCGTTCTCTATTGCTGTCCTAGTTACTTTAGTCGGATCTATAATACCTGCTTCAAACATATTAACAAAATCTCCAAGTTTCACATTATATCCATACCAAAGAGACATAGAATCTTGGGGATTTTTCTTTTCATGCTCAACTCTGAGATCACGAATTTCGCTGAGCATAGAATGATAATCTTCAAACCCTGCATTCTGCATAATCTTCCTAAACGGAGCTGTCAATGATTTATATACAATCATAACTCCAATTTGTTGATCTGAATTTTCAGTAACAACTTCTTTAAGGAGTTTATAAGAGCAGACAACTAGAGCCATTCCTCCTCCTGGTACAATACCTTGGTCCAATGCAGCTTTAGTGGCATAGAGAGCATCTTCTACCCGATCTTTCTTTTCCTTCATCTCTACTTCACTAAGGCCTCCTACATTCACAATGGCTACTCCTCCAGTAAGTTTAGACAGCCTTTCTTGGAGTTTTTCAATCTCAAAATTAGACTTAGCAATTTCAATTTGCGTTTTGATTTCGTTCAGTCTTTGTTCAATAACTTCTGCGGATCCTTTTCCGTCTACGATTGTAGTGTCCTTAGAAGTAATATTAACTACTCTTGCTTCTCCGAAATGTGCTTTGAACTCGGTCGGCTTCATTTTATCAAGCTTGTGACCTTTGTTGGGAGACAGAACAGTTCCACCGGTTAGAATAGCAATATCCTCCAAAATAGCAGTCCTACGATCTCCAAAGTCCGGAGCTTTTACTGCACAAACTTTAATAGTCTGGTTGGCTTTATTAACTACGAGAAGAGCCAGGGCTTCACCTTCCACCTCTTCTGCAATGATTAGGATAGGTCTATTTTCCATAGCAGCTGCTTGGAGAACAGGAACTGCTTGGCTAGAGTTCATTATTTTGCCATCATATAAAAACACAAGCGGTTTTTCTAGAACAGCTTGCATAGTGTTCTGATTGGTAACAAAATAAGGAGATTTAAATCCTCGGTCAAACATCATACCCTCAACTACTTCCAAAGAAGTCTCTCCCGTCTTAGATTCTTCGATAGCAACCACACCGTCAGTACCTACTTTATCAATAGCTGTAGCGATTAGATTGCCTACTTCAGTATCATTGTTAGCAGAAATAGTAGCTACTTGTTTAATCTGATCATCCGAAGAAATGTCTCTTGAGACTTCTTTAAGGAGGCTTACTACTTTCTTTACTCCAATGTCAATACCCTTTTTTACTTCTACGGCATTACAGCCCTGAGTAATAACTTTGATGCCTTCTTCTACCATTACAGTAGCCAAAAGGGTAGAAGTAGTAGTACCGTCTCCAGCCTTATCAGCAGACTTCTCAGATACTTTACGGATCATCTGAGCTCCAATATCCTCAATATCATCCTCAAGCTTAGAGAAAGCCCTAGCTACAGTAACCCCGTCTTTCGTTACTTTAATGCTTCCGTCCTCATCCCGGATGATAACATTCCTACCTCCAGGGCCAAGAGTAGAAGATACACTATCATTTAATTTACAAATACCGCTGAGCAGTTTATTTTTGAGCTCAGTTCCAAATTCAGTCTTGATCATTACTTACTTCTTTTTGTTTAAACAATTTATACTTATGTGATTTCAATTTATCCAAAATAGGAGACGATGGAAGTTCCATAGAAACTTCTTCGTACTTCTCATCAATCTGTTCTTTGTTTTCTTCATAGTAGCCAAGGAACATCATCATATTTCCTTTTGCGGGAACATCTACTAATATAGCAAAATGTTTGTTCATACTATTACTCTTTAATTACAGTAAGAATATCCACTTCTCGACATACGTAATACTCATCCCCATCTACTATTACTTGAGTAACAACTGCTTTAGGGACAATAACTATATCTCCTACCATTGTTTCCATGGGATATCGATTTCCTAATATGTGAGGATTGTACATACCCGGGCCTATATCAACCACTTCAAAATAGTTTGATTTTTCTTTACCGGTATCAGGAATAATAATGCCCCCTACTACCTTGTCCTCGTCTTCAATTTTTTTAAGTACGACTTTGTCGTGTAATGCTACTACTTTTCTCATAATTCAATTTTAATTTCTATATTGTGAGGTGCTTTTTTGTTTCCACCAAAGTAAGGCCTAAGAAGATAACCTACAGATTTTCTTTTAACAGGAACGGAATATTCTACTTCAAACAAACTTCCTATATCTTTTTTACCCATACACAAAGTATGATTATTAGGCTCAATAAAGATAACGTATCTATACGAAACTCCAATATCTGCCCAAGTCAAGGTATCAAAGTGCCTATCTCCATTCAAATAATAGTAAGCTAAGATTTCTATCTTATCTACATTTTTATCGTATCTCCATCCAAATCTTACACTGTTTGTATGGTGAGTAGGAAAATAACCAATACCGAATAACTTATTAACATCAAGTTGATCCTCTCCTACATCGTACCTACAAGAATCAGTAAACTCAACGACAGCATCAATGAAGACTTCTCCAATAAGCAATTTAGGAAATCTAAGTGGAGCGTGTGTGTTTTTTTTGATAACCATTGTCTTTTGTTTTTTAGTGACCGTCTCTAAGATTATGAGCAAGAGCAGGAGGGGCTTTTAGTTCTACAGTTAGCTTGATTGTATTTTCCATTCTATCCTGAACTATTTTAGCAGCCTCTTCTGCTCTTGCCTCTTCTACTTCCATAACTAACTGGTCATGAATCTGCGCAATTACTTGTCCCTTTATACCGGCTTCTTTAAAAGCTCGATTAACAGCTATAGCAGATCTATTAACAATAGAAGCTGCTAAGCCTTGAATTTGTACGTTCATTGCATTGTTCAAGCCATTCTTATAATCTCTTACCATGTTCAAAACCAAATCTTTACCTAGCTTGTCTTCTAGCTTTTTTTGATAATCCCATTCTAAAAGATTGTCTCCAAACTTCTTGTAAAGATAGTAAACTTTTGATAAATGTCGAACTCTACCTACTTGAGTTTTAATATACCCGTGTTTTTTTACAAACTCCCTAGAAGCTTCCATCCATTTCTTTAACTCTGGGAACCCATTTAAATACCCGTCTACAAGCTTTTCTGCTTCTTTAGTAGATACATTAATGCTTTTACCTAAAGCATAGGCTCCCATACCATAAGCAATCCCCAAAGAGTATGCCTTAGCCTTCTGTCTTACATCATTTGCCAGTTTCTTCAGGTAGTTATCTGCCTTTTTGTCAGGAGAGTACTGATGGAGTTTTTCTGTCTTGATAGCAATAGTGGAATAAAAATCCCAATTATTCTTAAAAATGTCCTTCAATCCTTCATCTCCGGATACATGAGCAAATACTTTAGGCTCAAGAGACTCATAGTCATTATCTATAAAGATTTGTCCAGGCTTAGATATAAAGAAGCCACGAATAAGGTTGTTATACTTTAGCACAACAGGATCCTCTTCTCCTTCTTCCTTGGGTCTAGGGAGCTGTTGAGCATCTGATCCATACCTACCGGATACTGTAGCATGCTGCTTATAATAAAAGTAGTACATGCCTTCTTCCTGTTTTTCAAGGAACCTATCCATGTATGTAGATTTTATCTTTAGCAGTTTATTGTATATCCGTAAGTTCTTGGCCCACTCATGTATATCTGATATAGATTGGATAAATTCATCGTCAAACTGAGCCTTCCCTTTATCTGTGCTAGATAGAGGAGACATACCTAATGCAGTAAATGCTATCTGTCCTAAGTGATCTTTAGATTGGATATTAAAAAAATCTCCATCTTGAGTACCTTTCCATAAAGCTATGCTTATTTTAAGAGACAAGTCCTCATCTATAAGACTAGGGTCACCGGTAAGAAGAAATTCTTTAGTCTCTTCATTTGCACATAGGTTGACATTAGTAGCGTTTACTAAGTATTTTCCAGTTTTAGGAGATACCGGAAATTCTTGACCGGTCATTTTTATTAGTTCTTGAACGAACCTCCCTTTATTGCTGACTGGAAATTCTGTTACTGCTTTTGCTACTACCCAATCTCTGACTCTATCATCTTTAAGAAGCTCAGAAATTACTAGCTTTTTGTACTTCTTTAAATCCTCTACTATATCTTTTCTAGAGGATTGCATCAGTTCTATGTCTAACAGAACTCCGTTAGTCTCCATAGGAATTGTAACTTCTTTATACAAAGGCATTACTTCTTCCTCATAAAAGAAAGCTTCTAGATTTTCCTCTTTTAAAATATTGGAGAAGTGATTAAACACCCGAAGAGTCAAGTCGGTATCCGCACAAGCATACTTACTTAGAATGTCTATGTCCGCTTTGTATATCTCATAATTATCTTTAGTGGTAGACCCTCCGTTAGCTTTTATAGAAGCCCTTAATTCAAGTTGTTCTTCGTTGGCCTCTTTCTCCATGTCCAATCCTATATGCTCTTGTATACTCTTAGCAATTTCTTTAAGAGCAAAAGATCCTCCTACGCCTACACCTTCCTCAGACACAGTATGTACCAACAAGAGAGTATCCGCATAAATACTAGGAACCAGATCTATTCCGTATTCGTGGTAGACAAACCTACAGTCAAAAGATAAGTTATGACCAATTAACTTTTTCTTTTTCAGTAAGATAAAGGTCCTTCTAGCCAGCTCTTTGCAGGGAGTACCAGCAATATCGGCTTCTGTAAGCTGTCCTTCTTTCATCAAATAGGTAGGCATATAGTAGCCTATCCCTACCTCAGCAGATACGGATAGTCCTACTATATTGCCTTTCCTTGGATTTAAAGAAGTAGTTTCCGTATCAAAAGATATAATATCAAAAGCTTTAATATGAGAAATCATTTCTATTAGTGACTCCTCACTATTAACCAAAACATACTTCTTATTAAACATAACTATTATTTACCTGAACTCCCGAACCCCGTACTCCCTCTCTCAGAAACGGATAATTCTTCTACTTCTTCAAAAGAAATATATGGATATGGTAGCACAACTAATTGAACAATACGGTCTCCTGGAAAATATACCTTGCTGTAAAATCCTTTTGTCTTTCTGAAAGTAGCCATGGCCTCGCCACGGTATCCGCTATCAATTAACCCAACAGAGTTTGAAAGAATAAGTTCATAGTCTCTAGCAGAAGATCTAGGCATAAGAAGACCTAAGTATCCATCAGGTATTTCTATAGCCACCCCAGTACCGTATGTAATACGATCATCAGAATCCTCATATACACTAGTTGCAACTAAATCTAATCCTGCATCTCCCTCTTTTGCATACTTAGGGATTACAGCATTTGGATGTAACTTTTTAATCTTTACTTTCATATAAAACATCTTGAATTAAAGAATTAACATCTAGAGGTTCTTGAATTTCAACAAATCTACGAATAGCAAATCCTTTACATGGATAAGGAGGAGCTGCTTCATATAGCCAAACTCCTGTAGTCCCACTCTTCTCATGGTCTTCCAAAGAATGAACAGTATAAATCTGCCCTTCTTCCAAGAAGCCGGGATGTCCTTCTATGCACACTACTAACGATCCTGCTTGCATAATTACTGTTTGTTTTCAAGTTTTTCTTTAAGTGCATCTAGTTCTTTCTTCATTTCTGCAAAAGCTAAGCTAGCTATTTTAGTAAAAGTAGTAAGAGCATTGTTTACTCTGTTTTGCATAGTATTCATATAAAATAGTACTCCTACAGAAACTAACAGTAGAGTAAATAAGGAAAAATGTAACCAATCCATAACTATTGTTTTTTCAAATGTAAGAAATGTTCATCAATATCTGTGTTTCCTTTTTTCACGGGTTTTGAATAAGGACAATTCCGGCACTTATTTCCGCAGCAGTAGCCCCTCTCTAAGAGGAAAAGAGAGGAGAAAACTATGTTTCCCCTCTCGTCTACATGATAATGAACGTTCTCTATTAGATCTTTCTTTGCCATTAGATATTAACTTCGCATTGACCCCCCGCACAGGCAGCAATAGCTGAGAAATCTACAGTGTCGTCCAGCTCTAGTACCTTTGTGAGATCAATCTCTTTAACAGATTGAATTCTAGTTTCGTACTCTTCCTTAGCGATGTCTTCAAAAGGAGCTTGTACAAATGAACCTCCAAAGTAGGGCAGCACTGACAAGCCGTTATAAAACTCCCGATTGCTCCACATCCACATACCTACTTCTTCCCATTCATCTCTTTCCCACACTTCGCCATTTTCTACGTGAAACGGATACATACTACTCTTATCAATAGAAATTGTAGCACTTACATTGTGTGTATTGTCTCCATTGACATGTCCTGCCTTAATCCATTCTACAGAGAACCTCTTAACACGTTCTAATGTATCGATAGCCGACTCTGTTCTGAATATAGAGCCTTCAGGAGCTTTAACAGGAATACGCACACACACAGTGTCTTGAGGCCTCAGTTGGTCATCTTCACAGAGTTCAGGATGATTCACCATAAGATAGGCAGCCAAATCTTCACTCTTATTAAATCTCATTGTACGGAGATAGTAGTCATTGTGCCAAGCATGAATACCGCTAGCAGTTCCTAACACCAAACTCGTTGTGCCTGAAGGCTTTATACAAGTTACTCTAGCCGCAGGATTAGTTCCTATAGCAGCACTTGTTTCTTTATTTACAAAAATTCCTATACTAGCGGCCTCTTCTAGATCGTACTTCAGAATTTCTCCGCTACCAATACCAGTCATGCCAATACCTAACAAAGCATCCTTTTGTGTGGTCTTATGCCAGATGGGTCGAAGATAGTGAAAATCAGTAAAGCTAGCTTGCAGTGTTCCAAAGAATGCTGCTTTTGCTACTCTCTCATTCAAATCTTCTTGGCTAGTAACATCGCTAACGTTTACCTCGCAAAGATTACAGAACTGATATGGGCGGAGAGCAATTTCGCAGCAAGGGTTCGTACCCCATTCAAGATTATTAGTCCAATAAATACCAGGCTCCCCACTGTTGCTAAGTTCAATTCTCTTCCACAAATCAAAGAACTCTTGCTGTCCTACCTCTCCTCTCTTGAGAACAGCACTATTGTTAGCCCTGCCTCTTTGCTCATTCAGCTCCCACCAATTACCATACTTACAGGTAATCATCTCCTCATCATCATGACTAAAGAGCGCAATCATAGCTGATCTCCTAATTCCTCCAGATAGAACACTATTTGCGATGTGGCAAAGGATATCATGACATTCCAAAGGAGATAAAACCTCTCCTTCTTCTTTTCTATCTAGAATAGCCTGAATATGAGTGAGGCAGATCTTCAAGGGCTCAGGACCAGGAGCTTTACCACCGGCAGTAATAAGACGAGCTCCTTTGTGCCTGATGGCTCTAAAATCAAATTTAGGCATAAAAGATCCTTCAAGATAGGCCTTCATGAGAACCTTCACAGCGTCAGCCCACCCCATGATACTATCTTCAATCAGATAGTTCCTTGCTTTTCCGGGTTTTTTAACATTAGGGAGCTGGGCTACATGGTGTTTTTGTACAGAATATCCTACACCTGTACCGCCAAGCAGTAAGAACATAGTTTCGCTAAAACCATGGATGCTATCTATTGGAAGGTAGCAACAATTATATCCCCTAGCATTATTAACTTCCATGGCTGCGCCAGCAAATTGCAAGGCCCTCATAGAAGGGAGTATCTTTTTATTCCGAATAAATTTGGCATTTTCTACAATAGCCGACTGTAGGTTGGGGAATTTTTTTACTAGCATGTTCTCATAACGATCTACAATCTCATCCCAAGTCTCTCTCCTCTGTAGTTCCGGAACGTATTTCGCATATTTGGAAAAAATCGTAATTCTAGACAACGCTTCAAGCCCTAAATCTTTCATAATAGAGTGTATTTTTAATAATGGAGTTTACAAAATTAATGGGAGGCAAGAATAAATACCATATATAAAAAAGAAAATTCCTGTAATTGCCCGGATTTTTTATACGGTATATATGATACTTATGGGACTAGAATTATCTACCGAACCGGCTTTTCAGTTTGTCTAGTTCATCAGCTGAGAAATCTCCGTTTCCTCCATCTGAATCCCCCGAAGCTTCATCGTATAGCTCTTCTGATACATCAATGTAACCTTTATTGAGATCAATCTTTGCTTCGTAGGTCATACCGTCTGGTCCAAGGCGAGATTTCATAAAGTGGAAACGACCAGTCCCATTAAGCTTGTCTTTCCTTTTCCTAGAAAGAGAGATACTAAGATCGGCAATCATCATTTTACTAAAGCTACCTGCTACCTTATCTCCTTCAATAATCTCATCCCTTGCTCCCATACGGTTAATCTGAGAAGGAGCTACTACGGGAATCTTTAAATCCTTCGCAAGACCTTTAACATCTACATAGATGTCATCAATCTCTTCTATGGTCGCTTTCCGTATCTTCCTAGGCCTCAAAAGATCAGGGTAGTCTATGATGACTATATCAGGAACAAAGTCGCTATTGGCCTCTAATTGCCTCAGGTGAGACTCTATGGTATCAAGAGAAGCACGATTAGGAGAGTACTCCTTGATTACAATACGACCTTTAAGATCTCTTACTGCTTTTTCTACTTCTTTCCGATGATGTTTTAAGTTTTTAACATCAATACCGGTAAGAATAGAGTCTATCTTTTTACCTACGTACCTTTCATCCAATTCCAAAGTATAGTAAACTACTTTGAATCCAATCTTCAATACATGAGCAGCAATGTTACAAACCACTGTAGACTTTCCTATGCCAGGAGGAGCAAATAAAAGCATAAGATTGCCAGATCCAATTCCCCCATCGGTAGCATCATTAAAAGCCTTCCAAGGGAAAGGAATCTTTTTATCTTCTTCCTCTCTAAATCTAGACTCAATATCCTTTTCATACTCATGTCCGATTTGCTTATCATTACCGGCTTTCAAAGCCTCATCAATAATCTTCCGGATTCCTTCGTATTCCCCTCCTTTGAGAAGGTCTACCGAAGTAAGAAGAGCATCTCTAAGCCTCTGATTCTTGCAAAAATTGAAAAACTCCTCTTTTACGTACTCAATTTCATCGTGAGCAGTGGTGTATATGTGTTTTAATTCTTCTTTGATTGAAAGACGAAGAACTTCATTCTGTTCTTTCATCATTTCAATCTTAACTACTTCCATCGTAGGGAAGGTGTGATACTTGGAATAATACTCAAGTATTGTAGTAACAATCCATTTGTGAGCCGGAGACTCGAAAAACTCTACTTGAATTACATCTGAGATGTTCTGAAGAAAGGGCTTGTCATTTAGTAGAGAATAAAGAACTTTTAACTGAAACGAATAACCGTACTGATTTAGCTTATTTGCTGTCATAACTGTCTGTAATTATTCAAAGGTATAAAAACATTTAACCAGCTATCCAAATTAGGGATAGCATCTCCCATCTTATCATAATTATACAACTTTATGAACTCATACTTTTTAAATTCGGGGATTGGATCATAGAACTTTATTTTAATTAATTCTTTATATTCGTCTGATATGTTAGGGTTGATTAAGTCCATGATCCTATAAAAAATGTCAACATTTTTGTTTACATTCAGAACTCTATCGTAAAGTACAGACTTTTTAGGAGGGTTGGCGCACACTTCAAATAAATAATCCAAATCTTTTCTATCGCTTTGAGACAGGAACTCAAATAACTTAGGAGCATTTTTCTCTCCTATTCCTTGAACCCCAGGAACATTATCTGAAGTATCTCCAATCAAAGCTTTATAAATGACAAAGTTATTTGGATGTACACCAAAATCAGAAAGAACGTGATCTACTTGGTATATTTTCTTTTTTATAGGACTATATACCTTGACTCGATCATTTACTAACTGCATGAAATCATTGTCTGAGGACATAATATAGGTCTCGCTATCAGAGAATCCGTTATAAGATAAAGCAGACAAGTTGCCTATAATGTCATCAGCCTCTAAATTGTCTAAGGAAATAGTCAAGACCGGAAGATACTCTAAATAATCTACTAGCCGGACTAGCTGTTCATACTTAGAATCATCCTCAACAGCTCTGTCTTGATACAGAACCTTATTCATAATCCTGTTGTGTTGCCTATTTCCTTTATACTCAGGATAAAGATACCGTCTATTAGCCGACCCTGCCTCCCCATCAAAGACGAGGATGACACGGGTCGGGTTAATAGTTTTTATAGCAGAACCTATAGACTTGAAGAAACCCACTAACCCTCCAATTTCATGGCCCAGAAGGTTCAATCTATTAACAACCGCAAAACTGCGTAAGAATGTGTTCATTCCATCCACAATCAATACCCTGCTATTAGCATGGATGTTAGCGGGTTTCTCCGTTTTTTGGACTTTAGAGAATATGTCCAATAGTCTATTACTCATCTCCTATTTCATCATCAATAACGTTCTCATACCTAGGTTTCATATCCTCCTGCATATCCGGCTCATACACTACATCGAAGTCTCCTTCTCCGAGAACTTTAAGCCATTCGTGCCTATGTTCTTTTTTGTACTTCTCAATAGCAGTCGGAGTGTCTTCGATAAAGCCATGGGCTGTCATTACTATCCTAGAGGATGTATTAGATTCTGTTAAGTGGTTCTTATCAACAGCAACCTTGGTTCTCTTAGCAAACACTACGGTCTTTTTGTCTTTAGTAGCCTCTACTTTGGATACACCGGAGTTAGTAATGTTACCGAAGGTAATTACAAGAGTAGCATCCCAGTACATAACATCACCGCCTTTGTTCCTCAGTTTAGGCTTCTCCATAGGATTAGCCATTGGATACTCAACCCTTACTTTGTTTACAACAATGAAAGTGTTGGTGTACTGACTACTGGCCTTCCTAGACATTGAAAACTCTTGGTTTACAAAGTTAGAGAACTGAATAGACATTGCAGCGGCATTCCACATTGCGTTGTTCTTCTTAGCTTCTACTGATTGAGCAGAAGGAATAGAACCGGCAGAGTCCCACAAGAACACTAGGTCATAAGGAAGGTTTCCTTTTTTCTGTTCATTGAGAATATCAATGATGAAGGAGGAAACATCTTCAATTACATTCAAGGAGGACCGGTCTATATACAGAAAGTCTCCGGTATAAGTGACCTCTCCAGTCTCAGAATCCGGAACAGCCTCTACTTCAAACCCCATTTCTTTAGCATGCTCGAAAGACCACTTCATCTCCGTGATAATAAACACAGGAAGAAGACCCATCTTTTGAGCAGAAATAGCAGTCTCGATCATAGCGGTAGTCTTACCGGTATCACTATGACCTCTAATTACTGTAATGTGTCCTTTCGGCAGTCCAGGAAATCCAATCGCAGAATTAAAAGCAGGGGACAATGGGATCCACTCTTGCTTTTTAAACTTAGAACCTTCTGTAAGATTCTTGGACTTCTTGAAATTATCTAAGCTAAAGGCACTAGACTTCTTAGAAAGAGCGGCTGTTAGGCCGCTCTTTGCACTTCTTTTTTCATCCATAAGTTTGTAGATTATTCTTCGTCAAAAAGATCGTTGAACTTCTGAGCAGTAGACTGCTTTTTAACTACCGGAAACGGAGGAGCATCATCTTCTTCATCATCCATGATAGCAGCTGCTTTAGCAGGAGCGGATACAGATACAGAAGCAACAGGCTCTTCGACACCGTCTTCCTTAGGCATAAGGTAGTTTTTCAACATAGTCTTGATTTCGTCATAAGTAAACTTCTTATAGACTTCAAGAATGTTGTTTTGATTTTCCAGGAAAGACTTAGCTTGTTCAGCATTTTCGGAAAGGGGAGAGGTCCTTCTTTTAGGAGTAACATTTACAGCGATGTACTCTACGGTCTTCTTTCCGATTGCGATATTATCTTTATATCCTTCAATCGTAAGGTCTGTACCATCAATAATGTCTGTAACATCTCCAAAGTCTTCGTTAGCCATAATGCTAAGAAGCTTTTCGTAAGTAGTTTTGTTAAATTCCCAGAGACGAGTTCCCATATCCTCCTCTCCTCTTACTACTACTTGCGCAAAATACTTAGTGCGGGGGGCGATCTTTTTAGCCAGATCTTTGGCATCTTGAGTACCTTCATTGTACAGTTCCCTCCGATACTGGAGGACGGGATCTTCTTCTCCAAAAACGTCCAAGCAATAGACGCTCTTTTTAAAGACATTGTACTGATGGAAGGATACTTCTACAAAGGGAAAATCCCTGTTCTCTTTACGAGGAACAACACGAACAATCTGTGTTCCCAACTTTGGTTTCCAAAAAATCTTGGAGTAGTCTACCTGAGAGCTGCTGTCTGAGGTTTTCGATTGCAATTTCTGAAGGCGCTGTTTGATCAAATCAATGTTTGACATGGCATTTAAATTTTAAGTGTTTACAAAAATAAGAAAGCAGTTTGGAATAGCAAAATATTTTTTCTCTTAGAGAGCAATAATCTTATGAACTTTTGTGTGTAGTTGGGTGAATTTGCCAGTTCTGGTGAGGAGGATACTGTTTCTATAATCAGACCAGTTGATTTTATATGTCTTATCAACTACTCCGTTATTTAAGCTGGCGATTAGAAGGTTTAAAGAATTAATTGTATAGAGGGTATCAGTCTCTTTTCTGCGATGCATCAGAATTGTTCCAGGAAGAATCTTAGAACGGTCTGTGTTTTCCGATTCAATGTTGTATGTACATACGAATTCAGTGCTATCGGCAATCTCCAAAACAAAAATCTTAGAATAAATAACCGAATACATTGAGCCGATTTTAGTAATCGTCTCTTCTAAATTCTCTTTCTCAGTGAATGTACAAAAAAGTTTGTTCAATTGATCGTCAATTATAACATCTATCTCATCATATAACATATATAAATATCAATTAAACAATAAAAAAATTATTTGTACTTTAAATCGTTGTAGTTTTTGCCATACTTAAAAGAAGTGCTATACCCTTCGTCTTCAAGTATTTCTGCAATATTACACAATATTTCTTTACCATCCTCTTTTGCGTAATCAAAAAGAAAAGAATCATAACAATAGAGGACCAGTTTAGTCTTCTTCCCTCTCAAGTAGTGTAGTATCTTACTAAGTACTTCTATATTCCTCTCCGTTTCATAATTCTGTAAAATATAAGGAAGTATCTGAGTAATGCTATCTATATGCTTTAGGGGCCTCCCAGATCTAAAACTAGGAATGTATTTATCTATTCTGTACTTTTCCCATAAAGAATGCTTAAACTCTCTGACTTTATTAAAGAAAGGGATTTTGTCTACTTCTTTAATGTTAGACTCTGTATACAAAAGCTTGAAAGTCAATTGCTTGCCTTCGCTGTATTCTTTTTCAGATATTGAATCTTTTTCAAAGTAAAACTTTGCAATATGAGTATGTATGTCTTCGTCTTGAAATTCATAATTAATTAGTTTACAGAGTATTTTTAAATGGTATGAAGAGTAATCAAACTCTACAAAGTAATCATTCTTAGGAATAAATGATCTTCTAGAGTTGTTTTCTTTATTTAAAGCGGCAAAATTGACTCCATTAAAAGAGTTAGAAGGTCTTCCGGTAGCAGTATAAAGGTTGTACTGCGTATGAACTCTATCTTTGTTGTAGGAAGCTGCCGGTACTTTTAAAGAAAAGTGGGAACTAAACTCTTTTGAATCTACCGACACACCCGCCTTTTCTATAGTAGAGAAGACCTTTACCGCTACATCAGAGTATAGATCGTAATAAGGCTCATCTATAACAGAGACATGTTTTTTTAGTTGTACAGAAGCGGCCTCTAATTTTTCATAGTGCTTTGCTATAGGGATAATAGTATTTATGTCTTCCGAGTCTTCGTATTTAGACATAAAAAACCTATACGCTGTAGTATCGTAAGTGTTCTCAGGAAAAGCTTGGCCCTCTTTCAAATAATAGGCCGTTTTAAGGCAGAATACGGCCTTCTTTCTTTTAAAGAAGTACCGGAGTCTTTTAGCATCTATAGCGTAAATTTGGCCTATTTGCTGCGATATGAGGGGCTCTATATCGGAATACTCTAATCCGGTAGACTCACTATGGTTTATAGGAATAATAAATCCGGCCCTAGACTTAAAAGGTCTGATGTAGACCAGAGAAATGTGAGATAATACTAGGTGCCAATGGTCGTTATTAGTTACAACGTCTACTATACATCTAGAAAAATCGTAACTCTTGAACTTCTTTAGTTGTTCTTGAGTCTCTATTATGTAATACATGCTTCACAACCTTTGAAGCAAAGTTAGGGGTCTTTTGCGAATTCTGCGTAATTCTTAAAAAATTGACTTATTCCCGGCATTTTAGGCTCTAAGTTATTCACAGCTATCTTATTTATGCGAATAATACCGTATACAGGAATTTTTGAATTGCTAAGATCGTCTAATGTGTTTCCAACAATAACCCATTTAAATTCTACATTATTATAAAGCGGGTCTCGTTTTATCCTGTTATACTCCTCTCTTGTTATTTCTTTCATGGTCTCTATCCCGGAATTAACTCTTTTGCATACGTAGCGAGTTATATACCCAACCTGATAGTCTGCTTCTGATGGCTGAGGTATAGTATGCTCTGGGCTAGTTGGGTCTTCTGGTAATACATTAGAGCTTTTTAATATTTCTTTGGAAGTAGGCAATAAAGTCCTTTCCGTATAGAATCTTCCATCCGTAGTGGAAAAATAGTACCCAGAGTAGGGAGCGCTACTGTCCTTATATATAAACTCAGAGCCCTCTGTATATAAGTCTGGAGTTATTTCTGATAATGGGTAGAACATGTTATTAGTCGGATATTATGCCGAAGTCTATATTTGCTGATTTTTCTAAATAAAGTTTTTCTGGTACTATCTTTTGGAATTCGGGATCTAAACTTTGAGGATTTAGGTATTTAGTTCTATACTTTCCTCCTTCAAGATGAAGAATATTTTGTTCTACTGCTTCTCTATTAGATATTACCGAATCTATAATTATTGATAATGTAGCGATAATTCTACTATATGTAGTAGGTGAGTCGGGACTAAAGTATTTACTAATTATAGCAGCATACACGTTGTCAAATAGCTCTCTAATTTCTGTGCTATTTTGAGATAATTGTTTATAGTATAAGCTACTTTTTACTACATAATCTAAATATCTTTTTATATTATTCTTAATAGGAAGCTTTTCATAAGTATTTTGTTGATTATCTCCGGCATCTAATATTACAGGCTCGTCCCAAGCCAAATACTCAGAAAGTAATACCTGGGAGGTATTACCCGAGGGTAGTGTCGAAGAGATTTCAAATCTATTACTAGGGTTTCGGTAAGAGGTAAACCCCTGTTTAGTAAGACTGCCAAATTCTTTTTTAAATATTTCTAAATCTCCTCCATCTATACCATAAGATACTATTTGATTAAAAGCCGCTTTTTCAGATTGATCAATTCCAGAAGCATAGTCTAAAGTAGCGTCTCCTAAAATATTTTTAACAATATATCTGTTTGTAAAGAAATCTTCTAAAAAAGCAAGAAGTATATTGTAGTAATTTATAGCTATAGAGGTTGTGACCTTACTAGTTTCATAGAATTGTGCTAACCCCTCATAAAACTCCTTGGCTTTTGCTATAGACACCTCATTTTTTTCATTTTGATTTAAAAGACAAATTTGAGTAGTTAAGGTAGTGTGCCAATCAGACCTAATAATTTCTTGGCCTATACCAGTAACAATAAATCCCACATCTTTGTCTTTGTATTCAGAAGGCAATACAGAAGCATTAATTCTAAATATCTCTCCAATAGTTATTCCAGATATTCCATCCATTTTTACCTCTAAAGAAATAGGGATAATAGCTTTAAAATCTGTTGCCCTATCGGCAACTGTCAGTAATTGATTTAAGTAAGTGTTTAATGCTGATAGAGTTACTTCAGAATAGACGGGTCTCGCTCCTGTAACAATATATCGTTTAGCAAAAAAGAAAAGAGACTGTATATTTTTGTATATTATATCTCTATTTTCAGATTCATCTAAAGATTCTCTATCTGAAGAGTTTAGATAAAGTCGATTGTATATATTTTTATTTAGGGCTACTTGAGTAGAAGATTGAAGAGAGGCTACATTAGCTCTATCTTGAGCAGCTATAGCTATCATAGTAGACTGTTCTTCGAATATTTTAGAAACTACTTTATGTTCTTTAACAGTAGAGTTAATACCCATTATATTTAGCTCAAATTTATTTAGAGCTCCTGTAGAATTGGGATCTTCTACATAGTGCTTATCTACAATAACTCCCTTATTATCTATAGATATAATATCAAAATTATTAATAGACCCTAAGGTATAGGCTACATCGTCTAATATCTTTTGTAAAAATGGTCTAAGTTCTACAGATCCTTGATTAGACTCATGCATTTGCTTATACGTACTAATAATATTTCCTATATTCAAGTATATTCCTGATAGATTTCCTAAATTAACGTAGGGGTCATAAAAGTCCCGTTGTAATCCCCTAGGAGAAGTTTGTGGAATAAACCCTAGTTGTTTATCAAATAGCTCTGCTGAACCATTAGATATTATACAAACATCATTATTTATAGAAATAGCATTAGTAGAAGATAAACAATACCCATTGCCGAAATCTTCAGGAAGACCAAAAGGAACTTCTATGCTAGATAAAGTGCCTCCTTTAGATATAAATAGATTTGTACAACTGTTTAGTATTTGTATAAAAAAAGTTAAAGAAATAAACTTAGTGTATCTAATATCTCCCCCAGGAAGTTTTTTTGTATCATCTACTCTTCCAAAGGTATATATAGTTGTGTCCCCTGTTGCTGTATCTAATAGTTGTTTAAACTTAGAATAAGGAAGTTGATTAATTGGAAGTACAAAGTTTACTGGGTTGGAGTTTTCTATTTCAGATCGGGGATTTACTGCTTGTACGGTACCTTTTTTAAATTTAAAATACACGTCATTTTCGGTACTATCAGATTCGTATTTAAAATTAGATATAGCAGTTAAAAGAGTTACAAACTCATCATCTGAGTTAGTCGTTTTAATATCAAGTTTATTTGATACGTTACTAACCTTTATAGAATCTATAACTTCCCCCATGCTTATTAAAGTAGTGACACATTCAAATCCTCCATTAGGCATTAAAGTATAGCTGTAATTTTTTATTAATCCTATACTTGCATCATAGTTGCCTTTATATGTCTCTACTTTTTTATATATGTCTTTGTATATACCATCTAGAGTTAAACCTAGATTAAAAGGTTTTAATAAAACAAAATCTTTGTTTATGCTCCTTGTATTATCTAGGTATAGTGACCATCCCCATTCTACTAAAACGGGATATCCCGGCTTCATATAAAGGATATTTAAATTCTCTAATTGAGTAAGATCCCAAGCATAATATTTAATTGTAGTCTCCCTTAAAGAACCATAAGCACCTAAAGACCTAACATTAACAGACTCTATTCCAGGCATTGGGCGTAAACCATATCCTCTATCTCCTAAAGTAGATCCGTATGCAGCTCCCTTTAGTATCTCAGAATTTCCATATATGCCGGACCTAAGGCTAACTTTACCAGTTGCCCTTCCCCCAGCATCTCTTTCGTTATAAAGAGTGCCTCCAAATAAAGTGTAGTTTTGAGCTAGTCTAAAGTCTCCTGGGGCTTTGTAATCGACAAAAGAGACCATCCTAGCCCAAGGAGAGTTAGCAGAAACATATTGTTGAAATGCAATATCCCTTGACGTATCCGATGCAAGTAGGTCTTGCCTTGCCGTTATTTGATCTTTAACAAACTGCTTAAATGTATTCTTAAATATAGACATTAAAACTTATTTTACAGATTGTTTATTCTATCAAACAATTCTCTAACATAAGAAGTATCAACCGGTATTCTAAGTTGAATCCCTATAGGAGGGTACAAACTATCTCTAGGGATATCATTTGCTGCCATGAGAATCCAATAATCATCAACAGCGTTGTAGTAATGATCGGCAAGTATATCGAGTCTATCCCCAGCCCTAGTAATAATATATAGATCACTATCACTATAAGGAATAAA